GATTTTATTTATTGATGGCGTATAATCGATAGTATTCTCCGATACCCGAAAGGCCGGAAGTGTTTGTTGTTTGTTCCAGCACTCCCTTCTTTTTGGGTTACGTGTAAAGCAAATAGATTAGTTTTAATTATTTTCTTTTTGGAGAAATACTATGTCAAAGTTTCTATCTGATGTAGCACGTACCGAGTTTGATACTAGCGTAAAGTTAGCTTATCAAGGTGGTTCTAAGCTACGCGATACCGTCGAGTATCGTTCTGGTGTCGTTGGTGACACTTATAAATTCCGCTTAATGGGTAAAGGTCAAGGTCACTTGCGTACTGGTTCTAGTTCGTTAGTTGTTCCTATGGATATCACTCATTCATTACCTTCTGCAACACTAACCGATCACGAGCATCCTGAATATACGGATATTTTCGATCAATCAACTGTTAATTTTGATGAGAAACGTAAACTTACTGAGACAATCGGTAAGGCTATGGGTCGCACAGAAGATCAAATTATCATTGATACAGCCGTTGCGGGAACCTATAACACTACTGCAACTGACGGCCAAGGCTTCGATATTGCCGCTGGTGGTACTGGTTTCACTACTGCCAAGCTTCGCGCTTTACGTGCTTATTATGACGATCTCGAAGTTGAAGAGAATGTTTGCATTGTTGTTTCTGGTACTGGTATGCAGTCATTGCTTGCTAACACTGAGACTACTTCAAGCGACTTCAATACTGTAAAGGCGTTGGTTAATGGTGATCTTGGCTCATTCATGGGCTTCAACTTCAAAACTGTTGGCGCTCGTCGCCTTGAAGGTGGTTTAGGTGGTTCTGGTCTAGTAGCCTATGCTTGGGCACCTAACGCTATTGGTATGGCTTCTGGTAGCATCGAAAAGTCTATGTCTGTAGATTATATCCCTGAACGTGTCTCTTGGTTATGTAACGGTATGCTGAAAGCTGGCTCTACCATTATTGATCCAGAAGGTACATCACGTATCGCTTTCGCGTAATAGGAGAATTACTATGTCTTTTTTATTGACTGATTTTAAACATGGTGACACTACGGGTAATGCCCCTGGTATGCACGCCTATACAACTCCAGATAGCCAGGCAGATGTAAACACTTCGGGCTACTTTAATGAAATTTCGTCCACGCTATCTGTGGGTGATTTGATTTATATATGGGCTGTTAACTCAGGTACTCAAGTGGCAATCTTGACTCAAGTGTTAAGCAATGCCGCTGGTGTTGTTGATGTTGCTGACGGTACGGTGTTGGCTGCTACTGATAGCGATTAATGCTTGCAGGATAGGTGGGGGGATTCTCCCCACCTTTAATGAGAGTAAGTAAATGGCCTCAAAAATAGAACTAATATCTAATGCTCTAATTATTATTGGTGACGTGTCGATCAATGACTTGATTGGTGATGATCGCCGGAAGAATGTAGCGCGAAACCTATACGATAATATCGTAAAGAATGAATTAACTAAGCATCGGTGGGGATTTGCTCGTACTAAAGGGCAGCTATCTTTATTGACCGCTAAGCCTTTAGATGGCGAATGGGCTAGTGCTTACGAATTGCCTGCTGATTTGTTGGTATTAATTAAGTTGTACCCTAACACCAGCTATCAGGTGTACGGATCAAAGGTGTATTGCAATCATAGCCAGGCGTTATATTGCGATTACATATATGCACCGCGAGAAAGCGAGTGGCCGGCATACTTTTCAAAGATGATTGAATATGCCCTAGCGAGGGACTTCTCAACATCACTGAGGGACTCTAGCGCGTTGCGCGGAGAAATGGCCGCCGAGTACGAGAACGCCTCCAGAATGGCTAGATTTACCGATTCTCAACAGCACCCGCAAGCACAAATACAAAGACATCCTCTTGTAGACGCGAGATATTAATGGCTAAAACCAGGTATATACAAAACTCTTTTCTCAGTGGCGAGCTATCCCCCCTTGTTAAGGGCAATATTACCTTAGCCCAATACTATCAAGGCCTAGAGAAAGCTTCTGATGTTATGGTTGTCCCTCAAGGTGGCGTTAAGCGCCGGGGTGGACTCAAGTATGTTGCTACTAATCCTGCTGGAAGCGCTAAACTATTAGATTTTAATACGTCCACTGAATCGCGTTACTTGCTGTGTGTCACTGCTGGCAATATTGCAGTCTATGTTGCAGGTGCCACAAATACATTTTTAGGTAATCTTGCTGCTCCGTATCTGGAGGCAGAGATTAGTGATCTGCGTCACGTCACCACTGAAAATGTGTGTCTAATATTCCATGAAAACCACCCAGCGCAAAGAATTGTTTATGATGGTGGCGTTAGTTTTAGCATAGGTGATGCACCTTTCACCAATGTTCCACAGTTTGACTTTAATGATGCATTAAGCCCTACCCCTGTATCAGAGGTGCAGAGCGTTGTGTTTGGCTCTTTTTCTGCTGGTCAGGTTTATCAAATTGATATTGAGGGGGTGTTAAGTAAAAGTATTACTTATGCAGGTGATTCTACTGCGGATCAAAGAGATTCAACGGCGTTCAATTTGCAGAAAAACTTACAGGATATGCCAAATTTTGGCGAGACTGGGGTTTCTGTTGTGCGCACAGGCAACCATGAATATAGGATTACTGCGTCAGGAGAGTCGGCTAAAGATTTTAAGTTGTTCAGCGGTTTCGCTACAACGGGATCAGGATCATCTTCATTAACTTTCACAAAGGTTGCTACTGGCGTGGCTAGAGCTGAGGATGTATGGGGTGCCAATCGTGGATATCCTAGGCTTGGCGCTTTCTTTGAGGGCAGATTGTGGCTTGGTGGTACTAGAGACAAGAAGCAGAGCTTATTCGCTTCAAAAGCAGGCTCGCTGCTAGACTTCGAAATAGACGAAGGGGCAGATGACGAGGCTATATTTATTACTCTTACATCAAGAACACTAACCGAAATAACTGACATTTACGGTGGTCGTAACTTGCAGATATTTACATCCGGTGGTGAATATGCAGTTTTAGAGGCGAACGCTACAGCGGCCACTATCAACACAAGAGCGCAGACCTCTAACGGGTCGCTTTATATCGCCGTGCAAGAGGCTGACGGCGCGGTTATATTCTGTGATAAGAACGGCAAGACTCTTCGAGAATATGCCTACACGTTCAATGAGGACTCGTACGCGTCCAACGATATAACTGTCCTGTCTTCACACCTAATAACAGCACCTATTGATTCGGCGTTTTTAACAGGCACGGCCTCCGATGACTCAAATTGGTTATTCACCTTGAACGCTGATGGATCAGCATCGATATTGAATAAGTTAAGGGCGCAGGATATTAACGCTTTTACATCAATGACGTTAGCTACACCCTTTAACGTGGGCACTAAAATGGAAGCGGTTGAGGTGGTTGATGAAGAGGCTTATTTTATTGTTAAGAGATATGACTCGAGCAATGCTGAGGTATCAACCATAGAAAAGCTAGACTTCAATTATCTTACTGACGGATCGGTAGCGGGTACGGCAACAGCGGGCAAGCTAGCTGGCTTAACTCACTTGATAGGATTTGAGGTTAGCGTGCTGGGCGATGGCTCAGTGCTTCCCAAGAGAGTGGTTGATGTCGATGGAGAAATAACGCTAACTGCCAGTGAGTTGGCTAATCACACCAACTTTGAAGCTGGTATTAATTTTGTACCCACTGTTCAGCCGATGCCGTCTAACACCAATATTGGCAGCGGCGAAAACTTTATGCGTATTAAGCGCGTGGTTAGAGTGAGCTTACGAGTTTACGAAACAAAAGGACTTTATATGGACGGCGTTCCTGTGCCAGTACGTTCGTTTGGATCGATGACATTAGATCAACCTGCTACCCCGTTTACTGGTATAGTTGATGATATATATGCCGTAGATGGTTGGACTAGGGACGAGATGCCTATCTTTACTTGTCCAGACCCAACACCAATGCACATACAAGCATTAGAGCTAGAGATTGAATCATCGTGAATGTGGTTGAAATGCAAAACGAGGTGGCGCTATTGCCGCAAGTTATGCCTGATGTTGTTCATCGTTTCGCGGATGGATGTTATTCGCGTGAAGTAACAATGCTAAAAGGTTGCTTGGGGGTGGGCGCATTACATAAGACCAATCACCACTTTCTTTTATCTAAAGGTAAAATATTGGTTAAGAATGGAAATGTAGATGAAATACTGGTTGCGCCACATCATTCTATAACTCGGCCAGGCGATAAGCGTTCTATATTCGCAATGGAGGATAGCGTAATTACTACCTTTCATGTAACAGAGCTCACCGACGTTGAAGCTATCGGTGAGCTGATTTTAGGGGAAGAGTTATGAGCTGGTTTATAGTAGGCGCTGTTGTCGTTAGCGGTTTGGTTACTGCTGATGCACAGAAGAAAGCAGGGCAACAGCAACAATACGATATTGAGCGACAAGCTGAAACAGAAAAACTGTCGGCTGAGAATGAAGAGATTAAGCGCAGGGAAAGATTAAACAAAGTGCTGTCTTCTAATATTCAATCGGTTGCTGCTGGTGGAAATACAGAGGGAAGCATTAAAGCGGTTGCGCTTAAAAGTGCAAAAAATGCATCTAGTTCCGAAGGGGCAGAGTCGTTAAGTCAAAGGTTAAGGCAAGATATGCTTAAACGAGAAGGAAGCGCCGCTCGCCGTTCGGGAAATTCTCAGGCGGCATCAACGTTATTAAATACTGGAATTTCCGCGTATAAAGTGAGCAAGTAAATGTTTCAGAAAATAGAAAAATACGGAACTATTAACCCTATTTCTGCTGGGAATAGTGCCAGTTCAGAACGCATAAAGTCGCTTGCTAATCTAGGTAAAGCCGTACAGTCAATAGCTTTTGATGTTGGCCGAAAGAAAAGAGTCAAAGAGGGTCAAATTGAAGGTGCTAAGGCTGGTACTGAGGCGGCAGAAAGTGGTGTTGCACCAGAAGAAAAAGGCAGTTTTAAGTTCTTCGATGAATCATTCAATGACGCACAGCAAGGCGCTTACCTTGCCTCTATGGATAATCAGGCCATAACAAAGTTGGGCGAGCTAGAATCGCAATTTGAATATGATGTTGAAGGTTATCGGAAAACATCCAAAGGGATGCTTGATGGATTAGTCAAGAACGTACCAGAAGCTTATCGCCATCCATTAATTGAGTCTATTAATAATTATATTACTCGTGGAAGTATGCGGGTTAATAATAATTTAGTTAAGCGTGGAGAAGAAGAAGCCAAAAGTGAGCTTTTAGGCGCTATTGATACTTATGGACGTGAAGCATCGGCAGCGGCAAGAAATGGAGATGACGAAGCAAAAAATGATCTTCTGGCAAAGGCAAAGTTATCAGGTAATGCACTGGTAATTAGTGGTGAATGGACTAAGGAGCAAGCCGACGAAGCCTATCGTGTAGCAAAAAATGAAACAATAGAGCAGGAATACTTACAGATAGTTGATGACATGCCGCTAAGTGAAGCGGTTAAAACTCTTGAGGAGGCTGATAAAAATGTCCCTCAAGGGTTTAGTGGTGATGAGTGGGATTCCACTATGGCTAGAGCTAGGGCTAGACTTCAAAATAGAATCGTAAAAAACAAGAAGGGAGAAGCTAGCGTTAAGGAAGCTTACCGTGATCGGATGTTCGTGCTTGAAACGGCTATTAAGACAGGCGAGGGCGATCCCGACGAACTAATACAAGAGGCAAGCCACCTTTATTCTGTAGGAGCGTATGACCCCGCTAAAGCTTCCGGCTTAATAGCTACGATCTATAACGATCTAAAGAAAGTCCAGAAGGTATGGGATAGGGTAGAAAGCCAGGACGGCTCTATAGTGGTTGACCCTGCGGCGGTTGACAAAGTTTACAAAAAAGATATTTCTGGCGAAGATGGGGCCTCGAAAATAAATTTTGTAAAAAGTGTTAATTTAGTCCCCGAACAATTAAAGAAAGAGATTTCCAATAATTTATATTCTGGCGATATATCACAGGCCGCCGATGCGGCCGACCTAATTAAGCGCATGGAAGATATTCAAGGGTTGCCAGAAGCGTTTAACGCTAAAGATAGAGCCTACGCCACACAAATAACTAGTTTAATGGGCTTATATTCACCACAGCAAGCCATAGATATGGCGAGGAAAAATACAGACCCGCGAGACAAAGCCCGGATTGAGTCGAGAAGACAAGAAATCAAAGACGACTACAAGCAAAAAGATTGGGATTCTGGAGTTGAGGGTGCAATAGGGCCATGGCTTGGCAGTATAGATAAAGCTGTTATTCCTGTTGTGGCTAAAGATTATAAAGCGGCCTTTGAAGCAAGCTATGTTGCGGGCATGGACGCGGAGGATGCACACAAGGCAGCGAGTAGCGCAATAAAAAGAAATTACACAGACTGGAATGGTCGACCAATGAAGCACTCACCAGAAAAATTCTACACGATAGATGGTGATTCTGATTGGGTTCATAAGGATGTTAAAATCACTCTTAAAAATTATATTGCTGGTGCTCCCGATATTAAAGATTATTATTTGATGTCAGATGACAGAACAGAAAGAGAGGCTGAAAAGGGAATACCTAGCTATGTTGTTAGATACAAAACAGATAGTGGGTGGGACGCTTTGCGCTATATCCCTGATATTGAAAAGGCCAGGGGAAAAAAATTAAAATTGAATGAAGATATTATTAACGAGTTAAGGGATGCACCTAAATTAAACCCATTGAGAACATTTGGGGATTATGGCGACTTAATAAAAAAGGTTAAGGGTAATTAAATGCCGATTCTTGAAGATGATAAGATGCAGATTGCTGGCGACAGGTTGGTTAATTATGTCGGCGGCGGTGATCCAAGCGTTAAATTTGGCGACAAAGTCACTTCAGCTTTTCGTCTAGGGAATGCCATTATTAGCAAATTTGCTGAAACTGACGGCCTCCCTGATGGTTATGCTGAAACAGATTACGATGTATTTTCAAAGCTAACAGACTCCGAAAAGAAAAATGAAAGTTTTGTTCGGATGGCAGCTTTATCAGACAATGATGATGAGCTAGGTTCTGTAAGGGAGCAATATCAACAAGAAATGGCAGACCGTGAAAACTTAACAGGCGTTGACGGTGTTGTCGCTGGCTTACTGGCTGGTACATTTGATCCTGTAAACTTAATCCCTGTTGGTGGCGCGGCATCCAAACTATACAGAGGCGGCAGCGTTCTAAAGAATGGGCTTGCTATTGGTGCTGTTACAGCTGGTAGTGTTGGGGTGTCTGAGCTATTACTGCATGAGTCGCAACTAACTAGAACAGGTGAGGAGTCGCTTTTTAATGTCACTGGCAGCATGATACTTGGTGGGATATTAGGGAGCGGAGCTACCGCTATTGGCAATATAAAAATGAACCAGTACGCCAAGGACATAGAGCAGATACTTGGAGAGCCAGCAGTTAACACGGTAGTTAAAGATGGCCCCGTAGGTGGTGATAGTGCTGGTGCTATGTCAGTCTTTGGCGAGGTTAAAGTAAAAGGCAAGTATGTTGAAATGGCATTGAAAGCGTTAAGCCCTATCGACCCTCTAGCTAGAGTGATGACATCCGCATCAAAGTCTGCGCGTAAATATGGTGCCTTGCTTGCCGAAAACCCATTGGAAATAGAGGGTATATCCGGCAGGTCAATAGAGCAATCAGCTAAAACAAAGCAGGCAATGTATATGGGTCGAGCTCTTAATGAGCATTTATCTATATTTACTGAAGCTAAAAAGAATGGCTACAAAGGAAAGCGTAGCGACTTTAATGTGCTTGTGTCTAGAGAAATGGCAAACCCTAATTCAACGGGTAACGTATTCGCGCATAAATCAGCTGAATCATGGAATAGCAAGCTGTACACCCCGATGCAAAAAGAGCTACAAGAGTCTGGCCTACTGGGTGACGATTTGGATGTAAAAACGGCGGCTAGATACCTTAATCGAAGATGGAATAAAGAAGTCGTCGCGGCGAAAATGCCTGAGTTTAAGAGGGTTGTATCGAAATGGCTGCAAGAAACACAGCCCGATATTGAAGATGCTGACGACCTTGCAGGGCAAATAGCATCACGAATTATGGGTACGCCTGATGGGGTAATAAAGTATGATGCTGTGATTGGTGGATCGTCGCGCCCTGTTACAAAGAAAGAGTTAAATGTTGATACTGAAAAACTTAAAGGTATAGAGGTTGACGAAAAGGTAAGCATCAAAGAAACAGGAGAGGTTAAAAAAGTTAAGGCTGACGCTGCGGATGTTTATAATAGACTAACCAAACAGAAAAAAATGCTTACTATATTGAGGGGCTGTATTAATGCGTGAGATATCAATGATAGACCCAAATAATCACGATATAGAGAAGTCGTTATTTTCTTTTGGTGATAAAGTGCAGGCCGCTTTGGTTTCCGCAATAAAGGAAATAAAGCCGCCCTCGGTTAATGTTTCTCCTGCCTCCGTGAACATTGAGAGAGAAGCAAAAGAAAAAGGCTCTTATTTAATAACAGTCAATCGTGATGGTAACGGACGAGTACAATCTATGGTGGTGAAACCTTATGAGTCTTACTGATTGCATCAAAAAGGCTGGAAAAGCCATATCTAATGCTGACGCTAAGTATTTGGCTAACAAATACAAGGCGCTTCTAAATGAGGGGTTAGATGATGCTGACGCAGGCATAAGGGCTATTAACAGTCTTGATAATATCATAGGCAAGGATATTAAAGGGGTCTTGAAAAAGGCAGGGATAAAGCAATCTATCGGCCAATCAGCTAAAGGATTGCGCTCCCCATTTAAAGCTAGAAAGTTTTTAATTCCTGATGAGCTCGTCGAGCAGTTCTTGGAGCGAGACATTGAAGAGCTTGCCCATTTATACCTTAGAAACACCGTGCCAGATATGGAGATAATAAAGCGTTTTGGAGACAATAAAACGACCGCCGATGAGGTTCTTTCTTTTGAGATTCAGAAATCTGATATAGAAAGAGATTTTAGAAATTTAATGGATTCGGCAAAAACCGATAAAGAGAGATTAAGGCTAAGTAAAGAAAAGGATAATGTAATAAAGTCTTTGCTTGGAATGAGAGACAGAATAAGGGGTGTATATGACGTTCCTGATGGAGCACCATCGCTAGGACGAAGAATTAATACGGCCGCCAGAAACTTAAATTATGTTCGTCTTTTGGGTGGGGTAGCCGCATCATCAATACCTGATATGGGTAAACTTATTATATCTGAAGGGTTTCAAAGAGCATTTGGCGATGGACTTGGTCCGCTAGTAAGAAATATAAGCAAGTTTAAGCTTGACGCTAAAGTAAAGAATGAATTTAGATATATGGGAACGGCTCTCGAAACTATAACGTCTGGTCGTGTTGAAGCTATGGCAGACATTAATAATTACGCTATGGGTAATACTAAATTCGAGCGTGGCCTCGAATATGTATCTGGTAAGTTTGGTCATCTTTCATTGATGAATCAATGGAATGATACGATGAAAACAGCTCACGCCCTTTCTATGCAGGCTAGGGTTTATGATGATCTTGCAAAAGGAAAGTTTGACAATCGCCTTAGCCGTCTTGGGTTAACTGAAGATGAGGCTAATAAAATATACGCTTTAGCCAAGAAGCATGGCGAGAAGAATAACGGAGCAAGATTGTTTCACCCTGAAAAATGGGAGGATCAAGAAATGGCCTTTGCTTGGGCTGCTGCGCTTAGAAAAGAATCGGACAGAGTTATCATTATACCAGGGCAAGAAAAGCCATTGTTTATGTCCCGGGATATGGGAAAGACCTTGTTACAGTTTAGGTCGTTCATGCTCTCATCAACACAAAGAACCTTGCTTTCTATCGCGCAAGGTCAAGAGGTTAACGCCGTTGGCGGGATGCTATCAATGGTAACGCTAGGGTCTATGGTTTACGCTTTCAAGCAGTGGAACGCTGGTAGAGATATTAGTGATGATCCTAGAGTATGGGTAGCAGAAGGAATAGACCGCTCCGGCGTTTTAGGTATTATTATGGAGGCTTCAAATACTGCCGAAAAGGTTAGCGGTAATCGTTTTGGGCTTCGGGGTCTAATCGGTATAGCAGAGCCAGCGTCAAGATTTTCTAGCAGAAATGAGACAGAGGCTATATTGGGGCCAACATACGGTAGCTTATTAAGCACAGGGTTTAGTGTGGCTAGGGCGGGACTTGATGAGAACGAGTGGAAAGAAAGCGACACCTCTAATCTTAGGCGAATGTTGCCGTTTCAGAACTTACTTTATCTTAGACGCGGGATTGATGCCGCTGAAGAAAATATACATAAGGGTATAACACAATGACCATACAGAATAACCCAACACGAAACCAGTACACCGCTACAGGTGGGCAGACTGTTTTTAATTACAACTTTGAGATTATATCTACTGGTGATATTTCGGTCTTTAAAGGTGACATGCGATTAGCCATATCAACTGACTACACTTTAACAGGCGTGGGGAATGAGAGCGGCGGCACAGTAACTTTGGTCGTTGGCGCTACTACAGGCGATATAATTACCATTTACAGATCAACAGCCCAAGAAAGATTGACGGACTACCAGAACAGCGGAGACTTTCTATCCGATGAGGTTAATTCCGACTTTGATCGAATATGGGCAGTAATACAAGAGATTGATGGTGGGCAGGGTAGATACCTTCAGTTATCAGATACTACAATAGCCCCCCTCCCTGTCACTTTAGATGAGCCTATAGCGTCTCAAATTCTTCGCTGGAAAGATGACTCATCTGGAGTCGAAAGTGTTTCTCTTAGCGCTATATCGCCAGGAAGTTCGGTCGCCACTGA